AAATGGACCTGTTCAGCAGCATTATTCCTAAGCAGATCCTGAAGCACGTCCCGCTGCAAAGCATTGCACCCGAGCAGGTCTACGCCGCTGCTGCAGCGCAGCCGTTCCAGGGGCGATTGCTGAAGGAGTGGGGCCAGAAGCTTGAAGCCGACCGGCTGGACAAAATCACCAATGCTGTGCGCTCCGGCTTCCTCCAGGGCGAAACGGTAGAGCAGATTGTCCGGCGCGTTGCCGGCACGCCAAAACTAAACCGTGAAGATGGGGTGATCAATGCATCCCGGCGTGACCTAGCGGTGGTGACCCGCACCGCGGTGAACCATATGGCCACCACGGCGCGGCAGGAGTTCGCCCAGGCCAACAGCGATATCGTCAAGGCCAAGCAGTGGTCATCCACGCTGGATACGCATACCAGCCAGTGGTGCATCATCCGCGACCGCAAGCTCTACACCCTCGACGGCAAGCCGCTGGGGCATGTGGTGCCGTATCTGCGTGGCCCCGGCAAAATTCACTTCTGCTGCCGCTCCGGTGAAATCCTGATCACGAAGTCGTGGGAGGAATTGCAGATACCTTCTGGCGAGCTGAGCAGCGCCACGCGCGCGTCTATGGATGGGCAGGTGCCAGCGCATACCAGCTATGCCGACTGGCTCACCCGGCAGCCATACGCGCGACAGGAGCAGGTGCTGGGTGTTACCCGGGCGCAGATGCTGCGTGACGGCAAAATCACGGTACCCGAGATGTTCAACGATGCCGGGGAGTTCCTGACCCTGGACGAACTGCGCCGCGTGGATGCTTCGGCGTTTGAATAACACAACCCTAATCAACATCAAGGCTGCCTCCGGGCAGCTTTTTTTATGCCTGCCGCTGAGCGGATGCGACGCGGTGACCGGGTCGGATGACCCACAACCAATGGCCGGAAGGCTGGAGCAAAACAATGAAACTCAAACTCGATGCTAACGGAAATGTGGTTGTTGAAAACGGTATGCCTGTGTACGTCCATGATGACGGCAAAGAGTTCCCGTTCGATGCAGCCGCAGCGATGACCAAAATCACCTCTCTGAACGGTGAAGCCAAAACCCACCGTGAGGCGAAGGAGGTGGCGGAAGCCAGTCTCGCGAAATTCGCTGGCATCTCCGACCCGACCAAGGCGCTTGAGGCCCTGGAAATGATGACCAAAATCGACCAGAAGAAGCTGATCGACGCTGGCGCCGTTGACCAGGTGAAAGCCGAGATCACCAAGGTTTACCAGCAGCAGCTGGACGAAGCGAATGGCAAGACCAAACAGCTCGAAACCCAGCTCTACGACGAGATGATCGGCGGCCGCTTTGGCGGTTCGAAATTTATCTCCGAGAAGATGGCGATCCCGGCTGAGTTCGTGCGTTCCCACTTCGGCCAGAACTTCAAAATCGAAGACGGCAAGGTCGTGGCCTACGACGGGCAGGGCAACAAGGTGTTCTCCCGCACCAAGCCCGGCGAACTGGCTGGCTTCGATGAAGCACTGGAATCCCTGGTCGAGTTGCATCCGCAGAAAGACTACATCCTCAAAGCGTCCGGCAACAGCGGCGGTGGCTCTCACCAGTCGCAGCATCAGGCCGGGCAGAAAACAATGAAACGCGATGCGTTCGATGCTCTGGATAACGTCGGTAAGCAAACCGCGCTGAAAGATGGCGTCACCATCGTCGATTAATCGAAAGGAAACCTGAATGTCCAATACCCTTACTGGTCTGATCCCTACCATTTACACCGCGCTGGACGTTGTGTCCCGTGAGCAGGTGGGTTTCATCCCGGCAGTGGCCCGCAACGCCAAAGCCGATGCGGCCGCTAAAGGCCAGACCGTTACCGCTCCGGTGGCACCGAAGGCCACTACCGTAGATATCACCCCGGCAGCTACCGCTCCGAACGATGGCGACCAGAACATCGGCACCGTGAACGTGACCATTACCAAATCCAAAATGGCTCCGGTCAAATGGAACGGTGAAGAGCAACTGGCGGTCGGCCCGTCCGGCACTTACAACATCATCCTGGCTGACCAGTTCAAGCAGGCATTCCGTGCGCTGGCGAATGAAGTGGATGCTGACCTTGCGGCGCAGTATTACAAATCCTCCCGCGCTGTAGGGGCACCGAAAGACACGCCATTTAGCATCAAAGACGATCTGTCAGATATGGCACTGGCGCGTCAGATTCTGGTGGATAACGGCGCACCAACCACTGACCTGCGCATGGTGCTGGGCGGCGAAGCGATGGCATCCATCCGTGGAAAGCAGTCCGTACTGTTTAAAGCGAATGAAGCCGGTACCGACCAGCTGCTGCGCGAAGGCATCATTGGTCGTGTGATGGGCTTTAACCTGCACGAATCCGCCAACATCAAGCGCACCGCGAAAAGCAATGCGGCGGGCTACAAGGTCAACGGCGCGAAGAAAGAGGGTGACATCATCGTTGCTATCTCTGCTGGTACCGGCGGGATTGCTGTTGGTACTGCGGTGAAGTTCGACGGTGACGACAACCAGTACATGGTGGTTGCTGCTACCTCTTCGAGCATCACCATCGGTGCCCCGGGCCTGCGTCAGGATCTGGCGGATCAGGCAGCGGTCACTGTGCTGAGTGAGTTCGCGCCTAATATGGCGTTCGACCGTAACGCCTTCCTGCTGGCGTGCCGTACCCCTGCAATGCCTGATGGTGGCGACAGCGCTGACGACGTGATGAACGTGACCGATCCGGTCTCTGGCATCACTTTCCAGATCGCGCTTTACCGCCAGTACCGCCAGGTGCGCTACGAGGTTGGCCTGGCATGGGGTACCGCGGACATCGCCAACCGTCACGCCTGTATCATCATGGGCTAACCGCTGGGGCTTCGGCCCCTTTGTTATTCAGGAGGCCCAATGGCCGGATTGACCAAAGAGCAGCGCGCACAGCGTGAGGCTGAAAAGCTTGCCGCGCAGAATGGCGCTGAACAAACTTCTGCCCAGCAGGACCAGCAGCAGGACCAGCAGCAGGACCAGCAGCAGGACCAGCAGCAGGACCAGCAGCAGGACCAGCAGCAGGACCAGCAGCAGGACCAGCAGCAGGACCAGCAGGGTGTTGAGCTTGTGGTGATGGTGCGCGATGAGCCTGAATTCCCCGGCGGCCCGCTGAGCGCTGAGGTTCACTCTGACGAGGTGGATAACTGGATGGCGCTGGACTGGCGTCTGGAGGAATAACCATGCTGGTTGCCGATCCCCATTCGCCTGACTTCAACAGCTACGCCAGCGTTATTGACCTGCGCACGTTCGCGTCGGGGCGCGGATATGCCGTTCCTGCGGATGATGGCGAATGTAGCCAGATGCTGATGCAGGCAATGGACTATCTGGGAGGCAAGACATGGCGCGGCGAGCGCTCCAGTGCATCACAGCCGCTATCTTGGCCGCGTGCGGGCGTACGCTTCGACGGCGTTGACCTGCCAGATGACACCATCCCACAGCGCCTGGTTGATGCGCAGTGCCGCCTGGCTCTCGAATCGCAGGAGATTAATCTCACGCCGTCGGTCGCTGGTGGTGGTGCGGTAACGATGGAGCGCGTAGAGGGCGCAGTCACGGTCCAGTACGAACCAGGTACGAATAAGGCGGCACCGTCATTCCCCTGGCTCTACTCCTCGTTGCGTGGGCTGGTGGTGGGCGGCAATCAGATCCGCATCGAAAGGGGGTGATATGCCAATCGACTACCGCCGCATGCGAAACACCGCAACGCGACTGCTGACCGAGAACGGGAAGGCTTATCCGCTTACCCGCGGTGGCGGCACTACCCGCGATCCGTTCGGCAAAGAGGTAACCACACCGGCTATCACTGCGACCGTCACTGGCGTTGTCACTGAATACTCCTCTCGTGAAATAGATGGCTCTCTGATTACTACTGGCGATAAAAAGCTGGCGGCCACAGCCGAAACGGAAGTGCGTATTGATGACCGCATCGAGATCGACGGTAAAGCATGGCGGGTGGTGCAGCCTAATCCGGTTAAGCCTGCCGATGTACTCATCTCCTACAACATCCAGCTGAGGGCGTGACTATGGCCAGCTCTGTTAATCAGCCGTTCGTGGCTGCCATTCAGTTATTTGTGGATAGTTCGAAGCAGGAGATGGATCAGGTAGTGCGCCGGACGGGCATTAAAATCCTCGCTCAACTGGTTGAGATGTCCCCGGTGGGCCAGCCGGATATCTGGCAGGTCAACCAGACCGCGACGGCGTACAACACTGCGGTGCGGGAGCATAACGCGGCCCTTCGCGATGACCCTGCCAACCTGACCAAATCGGGACGGCTTAAGCGTGGTCTGCGCGTAAATGACTCGATGGACATCAAAAAGCCTGAGGGCTATGTCGGCGGGCGCTTCAAAAACAACTGGTATGTGGGTTTCGACAGCCAGCCTACTCAGTCCAACGATACACCGGACGCTTCCGGCCAAGGTTCAAACTCCCGTGGCATGGCGGTGCTCGAGGTGTTCAGGGTGGGCCAGGTCAGCTCGATTTACTTCACCAATAATCTGCCTTATGCGGCAGCGCTTGAGAACGGGCACTCTGGTCAGGCGCCCGGCGGCATGGTGGGTATCACTGCGCTGGATGCCGCACAAATGTTCCGTGAGGCAATGAGCGAGGTGCGCAATGGCCAGTGACCAGTCAATGCGTATCGCTGGCCTGCTGGAGAGCCGTGTTGCGGTTATCTGCTCGTCGCTTGGCCTGCCGGTGGCCTGGCCGAACATCGCGTTTACTCCCCCGGATAATGTGCCATACGGGCGCGTTTATATCCTGCCTGCGCAGACCGTAGGGCAGGATCTGGAAGGCCAGTTGCGTACGTACCAGGGCATTCTCCAGCTCAACATCATTGCGCCAGCAGGCAGCGGCGTGACGCAGGCCAGGGGGCTGACAACGTCTGTCGCAGATGCCTTCCCCGAAGGACTGCCGCTGGTGGACGGGGATTTGACGGTTTACATCAACGGGCCACCGCAGGTACGTCCACCGATACAGGATCGCCCTACATCAGCGCCAAACGGCAGTAGCGGCTCCATCACTTATACAACTCCCGTCAGCATGCAGTACCGCGCTGATTACTGACCCGCCATCCGGCGGGTTTTTTATTTCCTCAATTCAGGAGAATGCAATGGCATTCGCAATCCCTAACGGGTCACGTGTGAACGTGGCCAAGGCCTATCTTGCGCCGATTGTCTTCACAGCAGCCTCCAACGCGACGGAATGCGAACTGACCGTTGCCTCGGCTGGCGGCATTCTGGCGGGTGACGTTGTCCAGGTTAGCTCGGGCTGGCTCAAGCTCGATAATATGGTGCTGCGCGTTAAATCGGTGACCGGCACCAAAATTGTGCTGGAAGCGTTTGATACCACCGATACCAAGAAATTCCCGGCGGGCACCGGCGCAGGAACACTGCGCAAAATCGACTCGTGGATCACCATGCCTCAGGTCATGACGCTCTCTACCGAAGGCGGCGACCAGCAGACCATCAGTGTCCAGTTCCTGGAAGATGATAAGGCCCGTACCATTCCGACGTTTAAAAACGCCGTGGTTCAGGTCTATACGTTCGCCCACGATCCGCAACTGGCGATTTACAAGCGCCTCATCGACCTGGACGACTCCAGCGACACCACGGCGGTCTGGTTCCACAACCCTCGCGGGAAAGCAGATCGTTACTACTCTGCCAAAGTTTCGTTCCAGCGCGTGCCACGTACCGAAATCAACGCAGTAGAAAGCAACGAAGCGCGCATGAACTTCGAATCGGATATGCAGATTTACCCGATCGCCGACTCCTCCGCTATGCCGCTGGCCTTCCTGACTGACCTGCCTGCAACCAAATCGGTCGCTTCTGATTCTGCGCTGGATCTGGCGGTGGTCATGCAGGGCGGTTCCGCGCCTTACACGTACGTGTGGAAGAAAGGCGGTACCGCTATCCCGGGCAAAACGGCTTCGACGTTCAACATCCCGTCTGTGGCATCCGGCGATGCTGGCTCTTACACCTGCGAAGTTACCGACGCCGCGGGCAAGACCATTACCTCTGGCGCGTGTGTCGTCACGATCAGCTAACCACTCTGGCCCGGTTCGCCGGGCTTTTTTACGGCCCCATCCTGCATCCTTCTAAGGAACCGAAATGACCCAATTCTCTCTGATCCCAAACCCGACCTTTCCCGCCACTGCCAGCATCCCGCGCGCTGGTGCCGAAGACGGCAAGCTAACCTTAACCTTCCGCCATAAGACGCTCGAAGAGCTGCACGCCATGGATGAGAAGCTGCGTAAAGGTGCCGAAGGCAAAAAGTCCCTTATCGAGCCACAGGCCGACTACCTGATGGAGATCGTTGATGGCTGGGCACTGCCTGACGAGTTTAACCGCGATAACGTGGTGGTCCTCCTGCAGAACTACCCGCGCGCGTTCGACAACATCGGCATGGCCTATACCAAAGAGCTGATGGGTGTACGAGAAAAAAACTGAGGCAGGTCGCCGCAGCGTTGTACACGCCCGGACCAA